GAGTTTTTCTACTTGCATGATAACTCCTTACGTTATGCGAATAATCGCCGCCGTTGCCGTATCGGGCGGTACTTCAATGGTAAATTTTGTCGAGGTCTGCTTGTCAGATCCAAAGTCCAAAACCGCTATCGACTTATTGCCGACACTTGCGTTGTAGATCAAAGCGCCCCGCGCCGTGAATGACGCCGGATCCCACACCACATTGTCAAAGCTGACATAAGCAATCAGCCCTGACGTAGACACCGATACCCCCGACAGCGTTTCACCGCCTGCCGTATAGCCTGTACCAGTGATCTCATTCGTCGTGGTGTATTCCGTCGTGTTCTCGTCCAGCGTAGCAAGCGCCGTATACAGCGCAATCTTCAACGTGTTCGATTCGAGATTATGCTCACCCAGCAGAATCTCTTTCTTAAAGCTTGTGGTCAATCCTTGACGGAGCGCCATTACGTCACCTTAACCCTAAGCTGGCCAGAACGATAAGCATCCTGACGCTCAAGCCCGTCGCCCAGACGTTTCAGCTGACCCATAGCTTCGTTGTACTTGGCGTCCACGTTCTGAATAATATCGACCTCGCCCTTCATAAACAGATACGCCTCACGCAGCGAACCGTACAAAAGGATTGGATCAAAGTTATCACCCAGCCAAGTTGTCTGCGCAGTCACAATCGACTCTGGGTAATAGTAGTAGTGCATCTCAACGTTGTACGCCTGATTGGGCGTCGGACCCAGAATGAACGTCAGCTCATTCGTAATCGTGCCGCTCACCACCGTCGGGCCAAAGATCGCGTAGTACAGCGGCAGCCCAAGATCTGTCGGCGTGGGATACGCCTCACGGATAAAGTTCACATCTTTATCCAACAGATAGTGGTACTGGCCGTCCTGATCCTCGACCGCCATTGAGTACACCGCCAGAAAGTCTGATGGGGCAGATAGATACTTATTCTCCGCTGTCAGCAGGCCGGTAACATTCCGGCGCAGCGCAGGGATTTGCACAGAGTTGTATACCCGCGTCTCCGTCTGACGGATAAACGTGTCTATGTACGTCTCAAAATCTGAGTCGTAATTCTCGGTATACGCCTGAATAGCGGCTTTTAACTCTGTGTAAGTCATGTCAGCCCATCTTCCCGCTGATCTTGCGACCCTTGGTAGCAGCACCGTAACCACGCATCTCGCCAACACCGTATGGGTTGATTGGCTTGTAGTTGCCTTTGCTGATACCGCCGACCGACGGATTGATCTCATTCAGCACGTTCGCACCAGGCGTGTACTTGCTGTACGTATCAATGCTGGTCTTGCCGCCTTCCATCGTGTGCGGCTGGGCATACGTCGATGCAGGGCCAACTTCCTTCCCCTGCTTTTTCATCGAGAACTTAGCCATTATTTACCTCTCGAGTTGCCACGCTGATTCATAGCACGCGCCATGTTGCGCCCGTATTTTTTCATGGCTTCGCCTGTAACGCCACCTTTTGCCATGTTGTGCATACGCTTCTCGTGGGTTTTAACCGCCTTGGAAGCGATAGACTTCATCTTGCTAGTATCCATTCTGAACTCCTACGTTGTTAATACGGTTACGCTATTTACTACCCCCGGCACCGCCAAATTGTTCGGCGTCAGTCCAGCATCGTTAGCCCTAGATCCGCCTACCGGATACCAGCCCCACTGAATAATCCTACTACCGCCGCCTGGATACCCTGTCTCATCTTCCGCAGGCCCAGTATTAAACTTCGTCTGTATGCCTGTGTATCCCGACTGAATGTAACTGACATCTGGCCGAGGTTCCCGTACAGCTTGAGGATCATTGACCGGGTACATACCAAGACTTAACTGCGGCTGGTCAGGTTCCCAGCAGCTCTGACACACCTTAATCTTGACGTTCTTCGTCTTGATTGTCAGAGTTTTAAGCTCTTTCAGCAAGTATCTAAAGCCGCAGCGGTCACATTCCGCAATCGACTTTTTACCGGATGCGTACTTACTTGGCATACATCACCTGTAAGTAATCATCCGTGGCACCAAACGATCCGGCGCCTTCTCACGATCCTCGCCCGCTGCCATCTCCCAAGCCTCGTCATACTGCTGTTTCAACATTGGTACGCGCTGCAACGCATCCGGCAGCTTGACCGACAGCATGTATGCCAGCCCTGCCACCAGCGCATTCTGGAAGCGAAATGGAATATCTTCCACGTTCGCACCGTTGCCAGCGTCATACATCCTGCGCAGCCGCCAGTACACAAAGTAGTAGTACGGAGACTCCAACGTTCCCTGATCCGGCGAAGGCCAGACGTTAATCTGCGGGTACTGGATTTGTCCATCTGTGGTCTGCCCCGACTGGCGGTTCACCCACACCTGAATCGGGCGTCCTTGCGTCAGCTTGTTTGGGATTGTGGAATAAGTAGATACCGAGATCCGGTTAATGTTGATATCAGTCTGGTTGGCAACAGAGCCAGGGAAAGTACGAATAACGTGCTCAAGAAGATCAACGGTATCGACAGGTAGATCATAGGTAGTTGTCCCTTGTACCAGCGTGATTTGACCCTGCTCAATCGTCCACAGATTGATGCCACGGTTTGCCCACTCCGTCAGCATGAAGTTCAGGCTGCGGCGAGCAGTACGGAAATCATAGCCACTACGCAGCTCAAGCCCGCAACGCTCAAACGCCTCTTCAATCAGGTCATTAAGAGTCGGGTTAAAGCTAGTAGTGGTGGTTGTTTCAGCCATTATCTAAACCTCGCGGTCTTCTGGGCTATACGTTTTGGTTGCGCGACGAACTGCTTGCCTTTTGCCTTGCCTGCCCGCTTTGCCTTCGTCGTGGCGGCATACTCGGCAGGCGTCAATGACTTGATCGCGCTTGTCGGCAAATATCGCTCGCCCGTCTTTGAGGACGGCTTCCCGCTCTTGGTGCGCCATTTCTGGTCACCCCAGTTTTTAAGCGACTGCTGCGGGGCTTTAATTGCCATCACCATAACTCCCAAACGCCTCCAAATACTCTACAGCGTTACGTAAAATAGTGGGGCTATCTTTAAACATACCAAGAGCTCGATTGCACTGCTTGCACAGTACCCCGCGAAACTCTCCAGTATTGTGGTTATGGTCTATTGCACTGTCAATTAGAGCAACTTCTATTTTACAAATAGCGCAACAGCCTTCCTGACGTTCATAACAATCAACAAGTTGTTCCGGCGTAATACCCCGTCTTGCACAGCGTTTTGCCAAAGTCCACGGATCTTTTTTTCGATACTCCGGAACGCGATGCTGATTTTTGGCAGTCCATTCTTTATGTTGTTTATATAAACATGTGTTGCAATGGCTTTTACAAAGATGAGCCATTTCACCACCGCGACTGCGAAATGCCGAAAGCAGTTTTGTCTCACCACAATTTGTGCAAGTCTTTATTGGTTCAGTCACGATAACCACCACCGGCGGCTTTATATTTCTTAGCTAATAGCTGACTTTTTCTCGCGCTCCACTGGCCTGCCGCCGTACCCTGAGTAGCTGAGTTCTTGATCTGATTGAACAAAGACTTTCGCATCCCAGGTTTGGTGTAGTTGCCAGCTTCGTTCACGCGAGACTTAACCTTGCCGCCGTCTTTATAGACCGTCACCGGTTCGTTTCCGTCCCGTTTCTTGACCTTCCTAATGACTGCTGGGCGTACGGCACCCATCCCGCGTGATGGCATCATATCTAGCCTCTATCAGCAATACTTCTTGGTCTTGCCGCCGCCTGCCATTTTGACCTGCATAGCTTTGGTTTTGCCTTTACGAGCAACACCGTCAGCAGCTTTGTGACCAGCAGCCAAACCACCGCTCGCCATCTTCTTAACGCTGCCGCCTTTTTTCATCATGCCACCAGGCTTATTAAGAACCTGTTTGATTGGAGTGCGCGGCCCGGTAAATCCTTTAGGGCCACGAGGTCCCATCGGACCACCATCAGTCGGACCGGTGCCGCGAGGTCCGGGAAGAGGTCTTGACACAGGGTTGGGGGGCATCGGAGTTGGTGGTCTTGACACAGGGTTTGTAACCGGTGTCAGTGGTCTTTGACCCATACCACCCATCGCCATCTTCTTGACGTTGCCGCCCTTCTTCATGCCCTTCATTTCAGCCATCTCATGTTTCAGCATGGACTTAGGAGCGCCCTTCTTTTTCATGAACGACACTTCCTTCTTCATCATTGCTTTTGACTCTTTCATCTCGCCACCTTTTGCTTTCTTGGATATACCAGCTTCGGATAGGCCAATAGCAATGGCCTGCTTAGGGTTTGTTACCTTCTGACCGGACGAAGACTTCAACTCGCCCTTTTTGAACTCGCGCATCACGCGGCCAACCTTCATCTGCGGATTCTTCACACCATTCTCCCGCGTGTCTTGCCCTTAGTAGCGCACCCGTCCGCACGCTTAGAGGCAGACGATACCTTGCCACCCTTCTTCATCTGGGTAGGCTGGGCAGCTGCTGGAGCAGGCTGAATGTTGAACGTCTGACTAACACCAGACTCAGGCTGTGTCGTAGACGCTACCGGCTGGTTGCCATAGAAAGGATAAGTGGGCTGCTGGGCAGCTACCTCACCACCGTCTGCATATCGCTTTTTCATAGCATTCTTCCTTTGGTTTTGCCCCGAACGGCGCAACCATCAGCGCGTTTAGAAGCAGAACTTGTTTTGCCACCGGAGGACATTTTTTTAATCTGCCCGCCCCGCTTAAACTCGGTGTCTTTGCTGTCCATACCCATACGCTTGTTGCCGCGAAGAGTGCGCTTAGGGTCTAAATCCCCACCCAGAGTCATAGCATATGGATCGTTTAGGCTGGTACCAGGCATCTTACCCACGGTGCTGCCAGATTGGCTTCTACCCTCACGGGCCTTTACACGCTCTGCCAATGAATCTTTCTTGCCCTCGCCGCGCTTGGTCATGGCCATTTTGGCCGCTGCCGCCGCGGCACCAGCACCACCAAGTGCTATCGGGATTGCCGAACTTGGAGAGCGCTCTTCTTTTTTCGAACTCGACCTAGAAGAAAAATCTTGGGAGCCAAGGTCAGATGACTTAACAACATCATCGTATTTGGATGAACGGCTACCTTTGCCCGATGCCAATTCAGTTGTATATCGCTTGCCGCCGTGCATAAACGTTTTATCGCCAGATCGGCGAGCAGAGGCAAATGCTTCTTTAAACGTTTTGGCCATCGGCTCTCCGGACTTATCATCCTCAACGATGTAGTCCGTGATCTCACGACGTCTTTCTTCTATTTCAGGCATAGGCACAGCTTCCGTCTGGCCGCCCTCATCGTAGCGTTTTACTCTGCGTTTCATAACACCCTCCGGTGCGATTCAATCAACTGATCTATCTTTGTCTCAAGTCGGTTGAATCTTTGGTCAATATGGTCAGTGATGCGGTCTACTTCTGCCTTGGTCACGTTATCCCGAGCAATCTCCTCACGAGTCCTGTTCAAAAGAATCGTGATACGCGCTAGCTCTGAGAACTTCTCATGCGCAATGTAAGCAAAAAGACCGGTGAACAGCGTAAGGCCGCCAGTCCAAACATATGCCATTTCCATGCCTAACACTTCCAAGCTCTCAATGATTTATTAATCCGGCTATTCGGATCGTTCGCGGTCTTTGAAGAAGTCAGTTTTTTCTTCATACCTGACATACGAGCGCAGAACGACTTTTTCCTTGAGCCGCCTTCCGGCTGGGGAGGTTTCAAGTTCATGCCTTGCGCTTTCGCGGAGGCGCGTCCCTTGGCGTTCAATCCACCTTTGGGATTCTTTCCCTCTTTCCTCTGCCATGCCGGAGACTTAGCCATAGAACACCGTGCAGTTTGCATTACTCAGCGTCGCATACACGTTGCTGGAGCACAGCACACCTTCACCGGGGATAAGTACGTTGAAGGTTTCGCCGGAAGCAATCGTGTAAACAGTAAACACACTGGTGCTGCCGTCCGCAATCGTCACGCTACCAGCACTGCCGGTTGGCGTAACAATCATGCCCTTCACACGAGCGCGGCCTTCAAACACCACGCCCGAGGAAGTCAGTGTCGTTGGCTTAACGTCTGTTTGCATCATGGTGATGCCTCCTTATTAGACGTTCTGCTGACCGGTCAGCGGATCTTGCACAAAGTAGATCAAGTAACCACCAACGGTACCAGCGCCAGAACTATTGTCAGACGATGTGACATACGCCATCGAAGTAGTCGGCGTGCCAGTCACAACTGAACCGATCGAAGTCGTACCAGCCGCAGCGCTCAAAGCAAGTGCGAGCGTGCCGGCAGTGGTGCCAGAAGTGTAGCCAGTGGTGCCAAGGTCAACCGTGCCAGTGCCTGCATCGTTGATAGCAACAGAAACGACAACTGCGCCCGCAGGCAGAATGAGATCAGCCGCGCCGGAAGCGTCAGAAACTTTGACGGTAGCGCCAGATGCTGCGGCGTTAGCAATGTAAAACTCAGCGGCCATCAAGCCGGAGCCACAGTATGCGGTGCGAGTTGTGTCGCCGCCGCCCGAACGCCAAATACTTTGGGTAGTGGAAAGTGCCATTTGAATTTTCCCTCATGCGGTTAGGCACGTCAATCTGCATGAAGTCAGGCCGGGAGCCTGTTTGACGTACCGGATAAATCCCGGAATTACTGCCTTTATATACTACAAAAAAGGGGGCGTAAAGCCCCCTTTCTTCTTACGCGCCTGGCGAACCGTACATGCCGAGCGGGTCA